ATGAGAAGGTGATTACCTGATTCTCCATTATTCGATTCCTTCGCTTCCATTAGGTGTTAAATCTTCCATCTCCATAGCTTGCTCAACTGTGATCAAGCCTAGAGATAACATCTTTTCAATTACCAACAAGCGTTCCATTGGTTCAGTCTTTAAGAATGAAGAATCAACATCGAACTTAACCGCGTTACCGCGAGCAGTAATGTCATCCATTGAAAGACGATCCTGAATTGCATTTACATAAGGTGCTACAGATAGAGAGTAGAACTGCTTGCGCTCATCTAATACATTTGAGTAAGTCATTGATGTATTGGCTTCTGCGCTAACTAAGTAGGCAGGGATCGAGCATAGGCGAGCAATCTCTGTTGCAAGGAATTGCTGTGCTTCGTCATACATCATGTCTTTAGGTGAGAATGATGTTGGTTGATACTCTAAAGTAGAAGTCAAGTAAGCAGTGCTGCGATTGTTGCGAGCGTTCTTCCATGCTGCAAGTAATCCTGCAACTTCTTTAGGATCTAGGTCAGCTCCGTTGTTCCGTAACACACCGCTGGGCATAGGCGTGCTGGCTGCTAATACTGCTGCTTTGCGAAGATCGATTGCAGCTCTGATTGTTTCAGATCCGCGTTCTAAGATTCCTTCGTCATAAGCTTGGAAGGTAACGATTGATCCAAGTCCGGACATAGGAACTGCAACTGCATCGATAAAGTATTGGGTGACAGTCATTCCATAAAGGTCTGTCGTAAATGTAACCTTGACATTGGGAATCCATTGGAAGCGAGAAGGTCTGCCATCTTCTGCATACAATTCTGTAACCTGCCAGTAAGCAACTCCGTACATCATCAATGAATCAACAGTCCACGCCATTGTTACTGAACGCGGTTGATTGATTGCTGGCTGATCAACCCAGACTGGATTGCCTAGTTCTTCACCTGTGGACTTGCGATACAAGTTAAGTGGAAGATCTCCAACAACTCCAGCAATGAGATTGCGGCATCGAGCTACAGATGGAACAGACATCGCCTCATTGCGATTAACGCGAGGCAGGATGTAGTTATAGAGCGAGTTAAGATTCTCGCCCATAATAGAAGGGGCGTATTGCGCTAAAAGCGATGAACGCTTATCTTCAGAGATTGCTTCAGTTTTGCGAAATAGACCCATAGACAGAAAGTGTAGCATTTGTCAAGCAATTAGACAATGTGCTAGGGCGTGTCTAAGTATAAATCTGAGGCTTAGGTGCAGGAAGCATTAACTTGGAAACTACCATCGCCAAGCCGATAGGGGCTGAGATGTCTCCAGCACTCTTTCTCTTAATGATGCGCCAAGCAGAATCGTTAGTCTTAGCAGCTGTGTTAGTGAACTGCTCAATGAGATCCTTCTGCCCATTGTGGACAACTCTCAGGTTAGTCATTCCCTCTAAGAGATCTCCACAGGCTTTGTAGAACTGTTGTCCAGAGACATCCTCGACCACGACTCCAGAATTGGCAAGCCTGTCTGCAATTGTCTGAGTGGCGTACTTGTCAAAGCACACTAATCGCGGTTTGTAAAGATCAACCCATGACTTGATGCTTGCTGCCATCTTTAGTTCATCGATTGCAACCTGTGAGCTGTAAGTCTCTAGGATGCCAATACCGATTCGACCATCTGCAAGCAACTGTCCTGCTACGAGCGATCCGTTACGCCTTGAAGGCGACACATCGAACCCGAATACTGTATAAGCACCAACCGACATCTCTAATGTGCTATCGGATGAGTTCTCTAATACTTCTGTGCTAAAAGGACAGGACAAGCTGGAGATCCACTGACACAATTGCTCGGTGCGAGCAGCTTCCATCGTTGAAGATCCGATTGTTTCCTCAATGGCTTCCTCTGTGATGAGATGACCCAGCGAAGGATTCGCCATTGCCCAAGCGTTACGATCCCAGATGTCACAGAAGTCAGGTGCGCTGTATTCGTAGAAGCCTAAGCTCTTAGGTGGCTTGTTTAAGCAAGCTTCGTGCAGATCGTTGAGCACTTTTGAGAACGCATCACCGGCATTGCTAGTAAAGAGTCTCTGGCTATTCTTACGAGCTAAGGTCACTGACTTTGCAGCATCCATAGCAGGTTCAGATACCTCTCTGAGTTCATCGATCCAGAGGAAGTCACATGTCCTGCCTCTAGCACCATCGGATGTTGCAGCAGCCACTTCTAATTGCGCTCCAGAAGCAAGGATGATGCGCTCATCTCCGTTAGTCCTACGGATGCCCTTCTTGATGTCTCCATCCTTCAGCTGAACTCTCAGGAAGTCATTGCGCTCGATGATGTCTGCCATGATGTTAAAAGACTTCATTGCCATAGACCTATTAGAGGACATGATTAGAATGTCCTTTTCACCAAAGCAGAATAAACCTGCCAATGCTCTCATTCTGGCAAGGTGGCTCTTTCCTGACTGCCTAGCGATTAAGAGCAGCGCACTTTTGCGAATGAACAGATCATCTTTGTCCACAGAACACATGTCATTGATAATGAGCTTCTGCCAGTCAAGTAATGGCTGACCAATCTTCTCAGCAAGCTCTGCAACCTCATCGCCTCTGGTTTTGCCCTTTAGGAATGGACTGTGAAGCCTCGGCTTGACTGCCCCTCGTAGCGGCTTGGACTTCTTGGTCTTAGTCGTCATCGAATCGGATCAGGTCGGGTCTTAAACGGACTGTCTTGGACTGGCTCGGACTGTGTCGGAGAGAGACAGTTTGAAAAGACAGGGGGGGTGAACCTCTTACCTAAAAAAACAGCCTGTGAGCGTGATCCTTTCGCGCTGTTGCACGACTGACAAGCTGAGACACAGTTCTCAGGATTGAAGGCTTGGTCAGGTGCGTGCTTGATACTGAGCACATGATCCACAGTCGTGGCATCGCCTTGACAGTAAGCACAGGTATAGTTATCCCTTGCAAGGATGGTAAGCCTGAAGGCACGCCATCGTCTGCTATCTCTAGGGTCATTAACCCTTCTTTGATTCAATGCCATTAGATCTCATCATAACAGTTGCCACATACCCACCATGCATGAACCTCTAATAGCTCAGACTCAGGTGTTTCACTATCACACCTACTGCACTTAACAGTAGCTTCTAATTCTAATGCCATCCCTTAGCCTTCCAGTGTGCAAGGGCTATGCATGGTTCACCATACCTATGCCCTATGTAGTCTAAGCCCCATTGTATCTGTGTATAGCCATCTTGATCTTTAAGCCACTCACTTCTACCTTGAGGTATTCCGTAATGAGATCCGTTCTTAGCTGCTGGATTCCATGCAGATTCTTTTCCATAGAGTATTGCTAAACACTTATACTCTTTCAAGTTATAACCTAATTGATGATAAGCAAATTGTTTGTATGTTACGAATTGCATTGGTTTAGATCCACCTGCTTCAGGCATAATGCATAGAGCTATCCCAATACATGCCAGCACCCCCCGAGCGATCCGCCTAAGCGGCTCGGGGTGAGCCCCTGAAGGGCTCTGCCTAGTCATGGTACTGATACTGTCAAGCAACAGCGTAAATCTTGGGCGTGTCTGCACTTTTGTACCCCCTGTGGATAACTTCTGTGGATAACTATTTACCCAATAATGAATTAAGGATGTATAAGCCCATCTCTGGATTAACTGCATTGCGCAAAGCTTTGCGTTTATCTGGCAATGAATGCTCTGATAGGTCATAACCGAAGTTGCTTGCAATCTTCTCTGCAGCTCCATTAGAGGTAATGCCATCTGAACCAAACTCTTTAGGCTCAACCTCGAAGTTCATCCAATAAGGATGCCGACCTAAGATAATCGTAGGTTCTACCAAGTAAGGGTAATAAGGGCGCACATTCTCTACTACCCAGTTACCCTTGAAGTAGTGCTGCAACAATAAGATTTCCTCATAGAGCTTCATATCTGGATAAACAGGTTTAGATCCTGTATTCATTGAGACGTGCTTTCTTAGCCTCGAATGCGTAGGACATGGTGGACTTGACCAGATGAAATCGAACTCATGAAAATGCTCCAAAAGGTATTGATGAGCATCTCCCACTATAACTGTGTCATTAGGGAACAAGTCCGCATAGACTGCTGCTATACGAGCATCGAACTCTACTGCGGTGATCTCATGCTCGTCACCCCATAACTTGCGATTGCCACCGATACCGGCATACAGGTTTAATATTCTCAATCTTTGCCCCATCCTTTGCCCTTAAAGTGAATTGGTGCAGCTCCTATGACCTTAACCATTGGTTCATTGCAATAGTTACATAGGACTACTGGTCGATTGTGCCATCCGTGATTAATCTCTTGACTAAGATTGCATCGTGAGCATTTGTAGTCATAGGTTGGCAAGTTAAGCACTTCCTTATCATGTATGACCCACATCCAGAGCATCGGTCTATGTCTGCCTCAGTGGGTTCTTTGTCTAAGTGACCATATCTTAATATGAGTAGTGGCAAGAGATCCTCAAGTCGGATTATCGCGGCATACTCACGCGCATCTTCACCCTGTCCATTGAGTCTGATAACCCCAAAGCCTAATTACCCCGAATTGGCTGTACGGCTTTTCAGCTGTGCTAAATATGCTTTCGGTTGAAATCCAGCGCGGGCTTTGACTTCAACATCGAATGGCACATTAACAATATCCTTGCCACTACCCCTTCCCACACATGCGCCCTGCCAGACA